ATTGAATACCAAAATATAAGAGTAGGTTTAAAAGATAATTGGAAAGGAGAAAAATTACCTAATCATTGGGTGATAACAGGTTATGAAAAAAGGTCAGAGAATAGTGAAAGTTTATATACATCTCCACTAATTACAAAGGGTGAGACTCTACCCTTAAACTCTAACGAGCCTAATCATACCACAAATGCAAGCTTTACGCAAGAATTAAACGACACCACAACAAGGAGTAATCAATGATGGTTTTAGAAAATGCATCCGAGTTTAAAGAGTATTTAGGGGATGTGTTTGATGAAATGGAATTTTATGGTAGTTTTGAAGTAATAGGTAGCGCTATACACCTTAACATTATCCCTAAAAACGATAACGACCTACCGACTAAAGAACAGGTTTTAGAGAAAGTGAAAGAAATCATGTTAAAAAAGAAAAAGCAAGAACTAGAAAATCAAATTAACGCTATTTGTAAAGAAAAAATCATAAAAGGCTTTAGAAGTAGTGTTTTAGGTAACAAACATGCTTATGATTTGACATTAGAAGATCAAGCTAACTTGCAAGCGCTGGTGATTGCTGGAATTGATTCAGTTTTTAGGTGCACTGAAGTTAGTAACGGCGTTGCGCTTAACAAAACTTACAAGAAACACACTAAAGCGCAAATTTTGAAACTCTCACAGGAAGCTTTAAGGTTTAAACAGAATTTGATTATATTTTATGGTAGAGAAAAAGAACGCTTGAGTACCGTTGATAGTTTAGAAGCGTTAGAAAAATTTGTAATCAGAGAATACTTAACATGAGGAAGTTTAGCGAGCCGATCATGGCTGAGTTTAGCAATGATGGCAAAAATTTGAGGTAAAAGAAGCAAGGTCATTTTGTGGTAGTGGAACAAAAGAAACAAAAGCGAATTTATATTTAAAACTATGTTTAAAGAGAAAGGAGATTATAAAAATGCACCAAATTATGAGAATAATATTAAAGAAAATGATTAAAAAGCCTCACCTTGACCATACACAAGCCCTTTTGTCTTATGTGTTGTCAGGGTCTCTTGGCACGCTTAAAGCGTTTTTAGTATAGGTTAGAAATATTTTTCTAACCCTCATTGATGTTACAACAAAAAGATCTAACAAGTCAAGGAGCAAAAAGATGCAGTTATTTGAGAAATACCAGAGTGCGGCTAAAGGCCTATAATAGCTTTTATGAAGAAGCAGAGCAAAGGATTTTGAAATGATAAAAGTTAGCGAAGTGATAGCAAAAGTGCGAGCGCGATTGAACGACAACGAAGTGGGGAATTACGAAATTTTAGACAGCGTGCTAGTGGGAAATATCAATCAAGCGCTTTTAAAAATTTGTTTAGAATTTAAGCTTAACAAAACGATCACAAGATCTTTAATCACTGAAGAAGAACGCTTTTTAACGCTAAATAACCTTTTAGGGATAGAAAGCGTTAAATTAGATAAGAAAGAAATAGAAAGCCGCAACACGATAGAAAAAGATAGCGGAGAATGTGAATTATTGATTTTGAGCGATAAGATAAGCGTAACGCCGTTTAAGAGCGGAGAGCTTGAAGTGGTGTATTACACTTATGAAGAGATTAGCAGCATTTTAGACATTATCAAATTGCCTAAAATATGCCTTGATGTTTTAGTGTATAGCGTTTTATGCAACCTTTTAGAAATACCTAACAATGAAACCAATTTTAGCGTTTTAGCGAACTATAAGCAATTATTAAAGCTTGCTAAAGACAACCTAACAAACTATTTAAGTTTAATGTATTCAAAAAATATTCATTTTAGCAAAGTAGTGCGAGTTTAATAATGCCTCTTGATGCTATATCCTATCAAGAGGCACTAAAGTTTAAAAATGCTCTAACAACATTTAGACTAAACTAGAAAAGAAACAGCTATTAGAAACGACAAAAAAATCTAATAGCGAAAGAATATTAGCTAAAAGAAAAAATAAAAAATAGGGTTATACTAAAATTTTGAAACATAACCCTTAAAAATATTTTTATTTTTAGTTAAAGTTTGATAACACAATAAGAAAGGATAAGCATGGGAATTAAGGAAAAAGAAATCGAGCTAGAAACTCTAAAGCGTGAGATCGCGCAAGCGGAAGCGAGTTTGGAACAAGATTTTATTAAACACATGGTAAGTAAAACAGACGAAAAAGTGGAAGATTTGTTTTTTAGCAACAAGCCAGAGTTTTATAAATTTGTTTTCACCGAACAAAACAACTATTTGAAAGAAAAACTCACGGATAAAGTAAGCAAAGCGATGGATTTAAGCGATGAAATCCAAAGAGACAAGGACGCTGAAGAGATTGAAAGAGATAAGCAAGCGTTTTTAAACAAGCACCCTGAAGTTGATTTTAACGAGCTTTTAGAATTCTATGAAGAAGAATTGCCTAAACGCATTAAAACGCAAATTGACAAGTTAGAGGGTGAGGCTTTTTTTGAGGCGGTTTTAGACTATTTCAATGCGATCAACGCTAAAGAAGAAGAGTCTAAAAAAGAAAGCAAAGAAGAAGAGAAAGAATTACCTAAAGAAGCGTTAGGTAATGGTGTGAGCGGCGTAGGATACGCTAATAATGAAAACATCATGACAAGGTATTAAGGAGCGATAAATGTTAGAAAAACTTAATAATATCAATTTTAACAACATTTCCAATAACCCTAATTTAGGGGTAGAAGTTGGTAGAGAGATCCAAAACGCAAGCTGGATCAAGAGTCCGTTTTTTAGCATCACAGGCACAGGCGCGGATCGAGGAGTTCGACTCTTTAGCGTGGCAAGTCAGCAACCATTCCGCCCAAGGATTAAAGCGCAACTAACCGGGAGCGGTGTTAGCGGTAATACGGATTTTGAAGCCAATTTTGATAATTTAGAGATTTTAAGTCAAACGATTTATCCGGATGCTTTTGGTAATTCCTTAAGATCTAAAATTAAGGCTTACAGTGAATTAGAGCGCATTGATTTTATTAAGGAGAGCGTGGATAGCTTAACAACATGGATGAATGAAGAAAGGGATAAAAGAATCGTTGCAAGCTTGACTAACGATTTCACGAATTACCTCTATAATGTTACGATGAATGTAGCAACCATTAGAAAAGCGATTTTTCACGCACGAAACGGCTTGAAAGCGGATAATAGTAAAGCGTTTCCTATTAAACCGATTAGAGCGACCATGCAAAGCGTGGGGAATGTGGTGGTGCAAAACACAAGCTACATTATCCTTTTAGATAGCTACCAAGCGAACCAATTAAAGGCCGATAGCGAATTTAAAGAATTAAGAAAGCTTTACGCTTTCGCTGGAGAAGACAAAGGCATGCTTTATAGCGGGCTTTTAGGCGTGATTGACAATTGCCCGGTAATTGATGCGGGCGTGTGGAATAAGCTTAATGTTGGCATGCCTAATTCAAGCATTAGCGATAGCGATTTTACGCGCTATCTCAATAAGGCTAATGTTAGCAATATTGTAACGCCCGCACAACTTAAAGAAAAGCTAGCCCAAGAAAAGCTAAAAAACAAAGACATCTCGATCGGTTGCTTGATCGGCGCTAGCGCGGTGTTATTAGCAGGCTCTAAAGAAACCAGGTTTTACATTGATGAAACCGTGGATGCAGGCAGAAAATCACTCGTTGGCGTGGATTGTCTTTTAGGGGTATCAAAAGCTAGGTATCAAAGCACGGACGGCGTAGTAACGCCTTATGATAATCAAGATTACGCCGTGATCGGTTTAGTCTCTAACATGGAATAAGAAAGGAAAAAGAATGAAACAAAAAGTTCACAGCGTTAGCTATCTCGCAAAAGCGGAATTTGAGTATAAAAACGGCGTTTATGATTTAGTGGCTTTACCAACTGGTGCAGAAGTGATAAAGATAAGTTTAGAAGTGGTAGGCACTCCTACGGCTGGACATGTTAGCGTAGGCTTTAAAGATGAATCCAAAAAGAGCTATTCTTCTATTTTAACTTTATCAGCCAATGAAAAGAGCGGCATGGTCACTAAAGACTACACGGTTAAAAGTGACAAGATAGTAGCAGCAGAAGTAAAAGACGCGTCAGAAAGCGCCGACGGGAGACCTGTTAAATGCGTTTTAAGAGCGGTATATTTTTTGCCGAGCGTGATTGAAGTAGAGTATTAAATAATTAAGCGTTTTAAAAATGTTTAGAACGCTTTTAAAATTTAAGAAAGGTTAAAAAATGTTTTTTAAGAACCCTTTAAATGATCCGAACTACTTCAAGCCACAAAACGCTAAAAGCGCGCAAGAATTAGTGCAAGCACCGAAAAACTTCGGTTTGTTGAATTATTCTAAAACGAGTTATAGCGATTTTTTGAACGATTACAAGCCAACGCCTAAAACCTCTAAATTTTCTAACTTCATGGAGAATGTGGGAGGTTATGGAGGTTTAGGAATGCTAGGAGGTGTGATCGGAGGTTTAGGGAGCTTGATCGTGGGAGCGATTAACTACAGCGAGCAAAACAAGAACGCTAAAGAAAGCATGAGAATGGCAAGAGAGCAGTTTGAATTAGAAAAACAACGCTATAACGCCAGGGAACAGGAGCGCTTACAGAATAGGGAAGCGATTGACAATATCGCTAAAAATAACGCTGATATAATGACAAGGTTTTAATAACCCTTAAAAAAAAGCCTTAATCTTGCTAATCTTTTGTAAAAATATTTTAAGGCTTGTTTATGGACTTTACCACACTACAAAACGATTTTACAAACGACTATCAAAAGGCTTTAATCGCTAATAATGAATTTTTAGAAGCCAAGAAATACTACAACGGCAACCAATTACCGCAAGATGTTTTAAACATTATTTTAGAGCGAGGCCAAACGCCAATTATAGAAAACATGTTTAAAGTGATTGTGAATAAGATTTTAGGCTACAAGATAGAAAGCATTAGCGAAATACGATTAAGCCCTAAACAAGAAGAAGACAGAGCCTTAAGCGATCTTTTAAATAGCCTTTTACAGGTCTTTATCCAACAAGAAAATTACGATAAATCTATGATTGAAAGAGACAAAAACCTTTTAATCGGTGGTTTAGGCGTGATTCAATTATGGATAAGCCAAGACAAGGAAAAAAATGTAGAAATTGACATTAAAGCGATAAAACCTGAGAGCTTTATTATAGATTATTTTTCAACCGATAAGAACGCATTAGATGCAAGGCGTTTTCATAAGATGCTAGAAATAAGCGAGCAAGAAGCTTTATTATTGTTTGGTGATAGCGTGATAGTGAATTATTCTTATGTGAATCATGAAAGGATAGCGAGCGTTATTGAAAGCTGGTATAAGGAATACAATAAAGAAACTCAAAGCTACGAATGGAATAGGTATTTATGGAATAGAAACGCTGGGATTTATAAAAGCGAAAAAAAGCCTTTTAAAAATGGTGCATGCCCTTTTATCGTATCCAAGCTATACACGGACGAACTAAATAATTACTACGGCTTGTTTAGAGATATTAAGCCTATGCAAGATTTCATTAACTACGCCGAAAACCGCATGGGCAATATGATGGGAAGTTTTAAAGCGATGTTTGAAGAGGACGCCGTGGTGGATGTAGCGGAATTTGTAGAAACCATGAGCTTAGACAATGCGATCGCTAAAGTTAGGCCGAACGCTTTAAAAGACCATAAGATCCAATTTATGAATAATCAAGCGGATTTAAGCGCTTTAAGCCAGAAAGCCGAACAAAAACGCCAATTATTAAGATTATTAGCAGGCTTGAACGATGAAAGCTTAGGAATGGCAGTCAATAGGCAGAGTGGTGTAGCGATCGCGCAAAGGAAAGAAAGCGGTTTGATGGGCTTACAAACCTTTTTAAAGGCTACTGATGATATGGATCGGCTGGTTTTTAAATTAGCGGTTAGCTTTATTTGTGAGTATTTCACTAAGGAACAGGTTTTTAAAATTGTTGACAGGAAGCTAGGCGATAGGTATTTTAAAATTAATTCTAGCGATGATAACAAGATAAGACCGCTTAAATTTGATCTGATTTTGAAATCGCAGTTAAAGACGGAGAGTCGAGATGAAAGATGGTATAACTGGAACGAGCTTTTAAAGATTTTAGCGCCCATAAGACCGGATCTAGTGCCTAGCTTAGTGCCACTGATGCTAAACGACATGGATAGTCCAATCACTAACGATGTTTTAGAAGCGATACAAAACGCTAACGCTATGCAACAACAAAACGCTGAAATAAACGCTCCTTATAACCAACAAATCCAAGCCTTACAAATCCAAAAATTACAGGCTGAGATCATGGAATTACAAGCTAAAGCGCACAAATACGCCGAACAAGGAGCGCTATCTCAAACCACGAACGAAAGCGAAAAGATTAACCAAGCGGTAGCGATCACAGAGATGCAACGACAAAACGCTACCAATAATGCTAACAACGATACTAAAGCGACAAAGAAACTCAAAACGAGCGATAAAACGACATGGCGAAAATACCCGAGCGCGCAGAATTTGGATTATTGAAAATGAAGTTTTTAGAAATGTTAGCGATTAGCGTTTTGATTTTCATTTTAGGGATTAGCTTTATTTTAGCGGTTTGTTTTTCTGTGGGAGCGTTATGGCATGGATAAGCAACGAGCTTTAAAAGAATTAGCGATTAGAGAATTAGCAAGGCGTGATTTTTACCAATTCGTGCGCTTGAAGTGGGAAAGGTATGAGAATAAGCCTTTTTTAGACAACTGGCACATTAGATTTTTATGCAAGGTTTTAGAATGCACGCAACCTAACACATGCAAAAGCGATGAACTAATCAGGCGCTTGATTTTGAACATGCCTCCAAGCTATGGAAAAACCGAAATTATCGCAAGATGCTTCATAGCATGGAGTTTAGGCAAAGATAGGACTAAAAAAATCTTTTACATTTCTTACAGCGATGAGTTATGCAGAAAGATCGCTAACCAGGTGAGGGATTTGATGAGTAGCTTTTTTTATAAAACTATTTTTTTTGATGAGCCTTTAGAGTTTTTGCAAAACAACGCAAGAGAGTTTATTTTACGAGAGGGTGGAGGCTTGTTTGTAACCACGCTAAAAAGCGCGCTTACAGGTTTTCATTCTAATCAAATACTCATTGATGATCCGATCAAAGTGAGCGGCATGAATTCTAAAAAAGAAGTAAGCCTCGTTAATCACAACTTTAAAGAAAGCGTTATATCACGATTACAAGACACGAACTCTAATATTACAATTCTCATGCAACGATTAGGAAGTAATGATTTATGCGGGTTTTTGCAAAGCGAGCGGGAGTTTGATGAAGAAACGATTAGAAAATGGGAAATCATACAGCTTAAAGCCTTGAACCAAAACCAAGAAACCTACAAAATAAAAGATTTTGAACACACAAGAGAGAAAGACACGCCGTTATTTGAAGCTAAACACAATAAGGAACAATTAGAAGCCTTAAGGCTACAAATGGGCAACGATGAATTTAGCGCGCAATACCAACAAGATCCAGTCGTTAGCAGTGGTGGGTATTTTGATCCGCAATATCTAAAGAAAGTTTTCACGCATGAATTAGGAGAGATGAATACTTATATATTCGTAGATAACGCTTTAAGCTTGAGCCAGAACGCCGATAATAGAGCGATCGTAGTAGTAGGCGTTGAAAACTATAATGAAAGCGCTAGGTATATCGTTTTAGATTGTTTTTTTGGGATATGGAGCGAAGAAGAAACCATTAAACACATTCTAGCGGCTAAAGAAAAATACAAGGACGCAAAAACCTTTATAGAGAGCGATGGCGGAGGTTTAGTATTGTATCGTTTGCTTTTAGTGGCTTTAGCAAGACACAACCAACAAGCCAAACAAAACAATAAGGAATTACTGAGCGATGAGATTATTTGCTACACGCCAAGCCGTAAGATCTCCAAAGTGGATAAAATCAAAGCGATAAGGCCTTTTTACAATACCGGGTTTTTAGTGTTTAGCCATTCTAGCAACAACACCGAGCAGATAGAAAAAGAACTTTTTAGCTTTAATCCGGATAAGCCTTTTAAAAAAGACGATTGCATAGACGCATTAGCGAGCGCGATAACACATGAGAGCGTGAAAGCGCCACTAAAGCGAGAGATTAAAGAAACTTATAACGCCAGATTTAAAGCTAAACCGACATGGAGGATATAGCAAAAACTAACCCTTAAAAAAAGCGCTTGATTGTGATTAAATTAAAGAAAAAGAAAGGTATTTAATGAAAAATAGAAACTATATTAAAAATTTTAAGAATATTGAAAACATTAAAAAAAAGCGTTTAGCGTGTAGAAAGGCTAATAAGGAAGCGTTAGAGTGTTTAAAGAATAAAGGTTATAGGGATTTCATCGCTAAAGTCAAAAGCAAAAGACAAAGCGATGATGAAATTTTAGAAAATTTAGAGTTAAGTTATCTTAACGCTGGAATTTGAAGGAAGCGCGCATGTGGAATGAAAAAACATTAAAGATAATACCCGCAGCGTTGTTTTTGTTTTGTGTGTTAGAAATTTTTGAGCTGGGCATTATCATTAACACCATGAACAAAACCGAAAAATTAGAGGCCAAAATTGAAAATAATTTAAAAGTGTTAGAACACATTACGATTTTATTAAATGAGCATCCAGATTGCATGGATAAGATAATAAAATGATGCAACAGCATTTAATCGTTTTAGGTCTTGAATTTTCAAAATTCATTCCGTATTTGTTGGTGCTAATGATCGGTTTGTTTGTGGGGTTTTTGTATGTTTTAAGGAGTGTAAGAAACGAAGATTTTAAAAGCAAGACTGAAAAAGCGCTTTACGCTATCCAAGGCGTCGGATCGAGCATGCTCATAACATGGATTAGCTACGAAATCGCAGATTATTTTTTTAATTTACCGATGAGTTTGTGCGTAGCGATTAGTGGAGGCGTTGGGTATTTAGGAGCGGAAAGTGTGAGCGTTTTAGTGCTAGATAGTTTAAAAAAAAAGTTGTAAAATGGATTTGACAAATTTAGAAAATGTCAAGCGTTAGTTTATGAAATTTTAAAATGAAGCTTTTATTTTTAGCGTGTGTTTTTAGCGTTAGCTTTAGTGCATGCGCTAAAAAGGTGATTTATCAAGATGTAAAAGTGCCGATTAAATGCGACATTGAACTACCAACACGACCAAGCGAACATTTAGAAGCGTTAGAATATTTGCGAGCGTTATTGATTTATACCGAAACGCTAGAAAACGATTTGAAGTTTTGCACGAAACAAAAAAATAATAACCCTTTAAAATAACGCTTGATTATGGCTAAATACCAAGAAACTAAAGGAAGTTAATGTATTTAGTATTATTAGAAAGAAAGCACGATTTACGAGCGATTGTTAGGAAAGACAAGAAAGAAAGCGGCATGTTAGGAGAGTTTAGAGTGTTTGAAAGCACGCACGATCAAGGAATAAGCGATAAAGCGATAATCAAACACTACGAAAAAGAAAAAGCCTTATTCAGTTGCTTTTCATTAGAAAACAGCGGAGAGCCAACGGATACGCCGAATTTGGATAAACCGATCATTGCGAGGGATTACGAGCTAGAGTGGAGCGATACGAGTTGCACGGTGCCTAAAGAATACCAAAATAAAAAATGCAATAACTCACGCCATGAAGTGTTGCAGTTAGTAGATCCAAATAACAAGGATTTCAAAAACCGAAAAATTCTGATCCACATAGGAAACAGCGCGCATGATACTTTAGGGTGTGTTTTGTTAGGGATGCAACACGATGAAGAGATGATTTATAAAAGCAACGAAGCGGTAAAAAAGTTTTTTGATTTAGTCAAAGACAAAGGCGTTAATAACTTTTTATTTAAGGTGATTGATAAGGTTTAGAGAATGGATACAACACGATTTATAAGGAATTTCATTTTATTCAAAGATGCTTTACAAAAGCAAAATTTCAATAACAAAGATTTAAACACAACGAGCATGCAAGCAGCCCTACAAAGCGAGCAGTTAGCTTTGAATGAAGAAGCGCAATACCTACAAAGCGAGCAAGTGAGAGCAAAAATGCAAATTGACTTTTTAGGGATGCAAGCGAACTTACAAAACGCCAAAGCAGAAACGCTTAATAAGCTTATCCAATGCCAAGCGATGCTAAAAAGCCTAAGAGATAACGCTATGATAAACCGCGCGAATGCATTAGTGAGCTTATTGCAGGTGCACTCTAGTGGTAATGGAATCACAGTGCGTGTTTTTGAAACAGCGTTTAAAATCATCGCTCAGATCGGATCCGAATACAATCAAATCACCTTAAATAATGAGAGCGTGAGCGTGCAAGAAAAAGAACAGACGAACGAACTCAAAACGATATTAAATAATTTGAGTAAGGAATTAGAAAAGCTAAACGAACAAAGCGAAGTTAATTCTATACAGGTTTTTAGCGACAAGTTAGAAGTTTTGAAAGACGCGCCCACAAGGTTATGGGGGTTTAGCACCTTGTCTAATGCTGAAGAGGGCTTTTATAATGAAGCTAACGAACAAATAGCGAGCGGTAGCGTGTGTTTGTTTAGAAGCGATGAAGTAAGAAAACACACCATAACCTTTAAAGCGCTTAAAGGTAATATAACCTTAAGTAAGAACATCACTATAAGCGTGATAGCGAACAAACTTAAAGAAAGGACAAGCTAATGGCTTATTTTGAAAGCATTACAGCAGGTAGAGGCGCTTTAGATAGTTTTAATCAAGCGTTGAATAACCAACGATACGCTAATTTAGCATTAAATGAAAGCATGGGCAATTTTGCGAACACGATCGCTAATGCAGGAAGCCTTTTTGATAACGCTAAAATTAGAGAAGAAGCCTTGAAGTATCAAAGAATGCGAGATTTAAGCAATGATAAGAAGCAGGCGCAAGCTTTTGAGTTGCAAAAAAGACAAGCCGAACAAAGCATGGATTTTGCTAAAAGACAACAGATCATGAGTGAAGAGAGCCACAAACAAAACAAAGTTTTAAACGATCACAGAGCGAAAGCCATGAAGCTTGAAAACGCGCTAAACCAACAGCAACAAGAATGGCTAATGAGAGTAACACCAAGCGCTAAAGCGAGCGTGTCAGTGGGTAATAGCGCTAAAAAGCCAACAACACAAAGCACGCTACCCGCACAAAGCACGCCAATAGCAAAGCCTAAGCCAGCGAGCATGGAAGAAATCACAAATTACATTAACTCTAATCCTTTTTTTAGTTATTAGTGCTTTATGGTGTGATTTTTAGGGTTTTTAGGGGCGTTATGCCTTATGTTGCTATTGTTATTTTATTAGTTTTAAATAATAATCTAAAGGTTAAATTAGTGTTAGCGGAAGAAAGACTAAACACTAGTGAAGCGCATTTGATCAAACAAAACGAAACGATCCAAGCGCTAGAATTAGAAAGCCAACAATACAAGACTAACAAGCTTTTAGAAACAACCAAGATTAAAGACAAATACCACAAAGTGATCGTCAAAGACAACACATGCGAAGCGAAGTTACAAGGCTATGAAGCGCTGATAAACGCTTTTAGAAAATCTAACCCTTGAAAGAAATTTTTACTATTTGTAGAATTTGTCAAAATAGTAAGGAGTTAAAAGAAATGAAACTCTACAATAAGATACAAGAACTTATTAACGAAAGCGAATCCCTCAAACAAAAAAATAATGAAGTGCTAGGATTAGCTAAAAACGAATTAAGCGATCTAGTCAATACTAAAGCTAAAGAAAATTTAGAAAGCTTAAAAAACGAATTTCAAGGCTATTTGAACGGGCAATTAATAGAGATGCCAATAATAATAAAAAAAAATGTTAAGGAACTTTTCAACACAAGCGATAACTAACGCTTTAAAGCAAGAATTAAAAAACGAGATCGCTTACAATTTGAAGCGTAAAGAGGGCAATCTAGAAGATGAAGCGTTTAAAACGATCATTTTTAAAGTGATTTGATGAAAGGATAAAGCAATGAATGAAAAAACAGAAAGTGAAATTTTTGAAGAACAACTAAATAGCCTTTATAAACCGATCAAGCAAGAGGGAAAAACGCCAAGCACGCCAGAAAGCGAAAATAAGAATGATCAAAGTTTAGCTCATCAAAGTTTAGCTCATCAAAGTTTAGCTAATGCTAATCAAAGTTTAGAAGCTGAGCCGTCTTACCTTTCTACCGGGATCGCTTATTTGGACGATAAGATCAAAAATAGAAGCATCACGGCGTTTGATTACTACATGGCTAAAAAGTTTTTAGGAATGGATCTAAATGTGAATCTGAACGGAAACCTAAACATCAAAAGCGAGAATAAGACAAGGTTAGCGAGCATTAACAAAGCTACGCAGGATATTTTTGATGATATTAAGGCTTTAGATTTAGGAGATGATTTAATCAAAAAAGCGCAAGATCATAGCGGCATATATAACCAGGTGAAGCTATGGATCAACCACAAGACAGGAGGGTTAAAGGGTGTTGATTACGATTTAGCAAAAACGGATAACGCTAGATTAAGTTATGCTAACCGAGTTGCAAAGACCATGGCACAAGGCGGCCAGGTAACGCAGAAATTGAGAGATGAAGCCAAAGCGATGACAAGTTGGGGGTTTAGAAGCAAGGAAGAAAACACCGCAAGAGCCACCCAAACGCAAGAAATACTACTTAATTCTTTAAGGAAAAATTTGCAGATGTTGGAGAGCTTAGGCGGTAGTATAAGCCCGCTAATGTTAGCAAAAATTAAAGAACACCAGGACAAAACGGATTATATTAACGAGACTGGCGGTAAAATT